CGTACCACGCAAGTATTAACACTGGGAGAGCCTTTGGGCTATGAAGTTGATGTCTGATGGTCGCCAAAGGTAGCACTCAGCGTGGGGGTGAAGTGTTCTCAACCATTGCAGCTGTGCTTCTGACGCTTTGCCTTTGTCGGTTTTCAACTCAGCAAAGATGAGTCCGCGCTCTTGATGAGCCATGACAAGGTCAGGGAAGCCTGTGGACCCAGTGGTTATGTATCGCCCGGTGCGTGTCATTGACGGCTGTGAGTGATGCAGTGACCAACCGAACTGGAACGCCAGTGCTTTGACTTGGGCCTGAAATGATGACTCGCTGATGGGAATCATCGCTTGTCTTTTCCAAGCATGAACCCACACATCCCAACCGCGCTAATCATCACAATGAAGGTGAATAGGTCCAGCACGTTAGAACGGCTCCTCAGGGCTGTCATACGTTGGGGCTGGTTGCTCACCGTTCTTCAATGAATCGATATAGGCGCTCGCTTCGCGCTTGCTGAAGGACTGGAGGTTATGCGGAGGAATCTTGCCCATGGATTTACAGACGGCACGAATCATGTTCTGTTGCTTCTCAGAGGCAAGGTTGCTGGACTCAGTGACAACTGTGTCTCCGCGCTGCACTTTCTGCATCTCCTCACGGCTAGGGCGTTTGTCAAGCGATGACCCACAAAAGTTGTGCATTGGAAAGTTGCTGAGGCACCTGCCCAGACTGGAGGTTTCACAGTTCTCCAATGAGCTGGTCTTGTTCACGTTGCCCATGTTCCTGATTTCTTCGGCATGGCCAGTTGAGACAACGACCCCATCACAAAGGATGCTGGTTTTCATTACGCAAATGTCGTCACCCGGCAACGACAAAAGTTCTGAGACAACAGCGAAGAATTGTTCTTTACTTTCGGCCCATTCAATAAAGCGTGAGAACCTGCTCTGGACGGGTTCATAGGAGTCAATGTCAAATGCCACGGGAATACGCGCTTTCTACTCGGGTTAGTTCGGTTTGTAAGTGTGTAATACGGGCTTCAAAGTGCAATATGGCATCTTGTAATTCTTGGTTTTCTTTGCGTAGCACTTCTATCTCACTAGCGGCCTGTAGGGCATAGGTGTCTAGCCAGTATCGGCCTGGCTCTACTGCGTACTCGCGCAATTTGGCTATGAGGTTTTCAGCCATTACCAGCCACCAAGGATTCGGCGTATCGCTGCAACATCAGCAGTATCTACATAAAGCGTCACTGATGTGACACCAAGGTTGATTTGGATTGTTGAGAAGTTGTCGTGGTCGCGCACTCTGCATTCGACATTGTCTCGGGTGACATTGTGAATATCAATGCTGCCTACTCTTGGTGATTCACTCATCTGATTTTCCTAACGAGACGTTGCTTATGTATGTGATGCCTTTTGATGGGCCTGAACTGTTGAATGACGGGTGCCATGAATCTCGAATGGTTTCGGCAATGTTCGGCAATGCGTGAAGCGCGCCCACAGCCTCAAGCACAAGGCTTGATTCTTTGAAGCGCAATTCCAGAGCCAAGTTATGGCTGAGGTTAGTTAGTTTGGCGATTAGCTCGCCCGTTGATGTTTCCATTTGTGTGTACCTTTCCACAGTTACGTTTCCATTTGACAACAAGCGTGTGTCTTGATTGGCAGATGAATCTTTGCAGGGATGCTTGTCCCTTGAGACAGCCCCAGCCCCACGGCCCAACGCGCCATATCTTGCGTCCGTCAGGATTGATGTGGGATTTGAATGCGATGGCATCAGCGACCTTGACTTGTTGCTTTGGTGTCTTGCCTTTTGCGCTGGGAGTGTCTGACCATGTGCGCCACGTCTGGCGGTGAATGCCTAGACCGCCTGTGTAGGACTTTGTGCTGTGTGACCAGTTGCCACCAGTTTCGCACCGGGCGAGTTGGTCATAATATTGATCAGGCAACACGCCGTTGTATTTGGCGTGTGAATTAGCAGCTGCACTTGCGTGGGCTGGGGTGGATAATGCGGTGATGAGGGCTAGTGCCATGATTCTCTTAATCAACCATTTCAACTTCTGTAATCGAAGCAAACGTCATCCATGGAGCCTGCCTTGTGGCGACTGTGACCTTGACGATTTCTTCTGTTGCCGAATCCGTAAAGATTTGGACGAGGGTTAGTTTGTCTCTAGACCATAACGGCATATAGCCCCATGAGGGAAGCATCAGTCTCTCCAGTAGCGGTTAAGCAGTTTGAAATATGCCCATGAAAGGCACCATCCGAACAGGACGGCAATAAACATTTGTTCGTGGGTGTAGGTCTTCATGCCCAGCCCCTGACCATGTCAAGACCTGACTGGGTGACGGCGCACACAATGCCCTGAGAGCCACTTGAGAGCGTCCTACGGATGCCTAAATCGTGAATTAGTCCTGCTGTGCGTAAGTCTGAGCATCGCTTCCAGTAGCCCTTAATTTCATGACCTTGAGCTGAAGCGCGAGATGCAGCTTCTTCGTCTGTGAGGCCCAGTGTGGCATCTGCGTAGATGGCTAAGAGGATGGCGCGGTGACTGCCCACTTTCATGGGGGTCACTTGCCGTGAAGTTTCAGGGTCTGTACTTCTAAACAGTGGTAAGTCGAAAATGATTTTCTGCATTATGTGTTTCCTTTGGTTAAGCCCTTTGAGTGGCTGGATGTGACTTTACACAATTTGAGAAAGCGGTGGTGGATACCCCAATGGAAACAAAGGCACCCACCACCTAGCCCCAGCCTGCTCAAACAAGCTGGGAATCCTTATTTCAATGCTCGAAAGACTTTTTCAAAGTTCTCTGGAGTTTGATTTGCCAGTTCAATATGAAACCAATTTGGAGAGCCTTGGTAGGAACCAGCGTTGTCATCGGCTGTGTAAATCTTGACTCCCGCTTTGCCTTCGCCACGAGAACAGCGGTAGCCCGCGCCGTAGTCACCATAGGCGTACCAGTGCATTTCACATAGACCGAGGGCTTTGGAGTTGGCAAGGAACCAATCCCAGATGATGCGCGCCTGTGCTTCGTCTTTGTATTTCAAGTCAGCTGCATACCCGGTGGCATGAACGCTGAGGCTGGCACCTGAACGCATAGCTCGATTGGCGTAGGTGCCTAGCGAAACAAGACCCCAACGTGCTTTGCATAGTTCAACAAGTTTGCTGGTCACTGGTTGTGTGGTCTTGCCATCCCAAGCGGGGTAGTACGGATAGGGGCGAACGCTCATTCTTTGTCCTTATCGTTCTGACTTCCCTTGAGCCCGTTTGAAGCGAGGAGCCCCGCCAATACGCCCGACATGGTCAACGTGAGTGGAGACAGAATCTTCCAAGCCTCAGCATCATTGGGTGCCTGCTCAAGAGGCTGTGTCACAAAAAGAAGCCCATAAAGAAGTACAAACACAGTGCCTACAAAGGCAATGGAGATTGCAAGGCCAACGATCAAAATGAGTCGTCCTTTGATTTCTTCGTTTGATAGTCGTGCGCGCAATTTCATGAGCAACGTCCTTCTGGAGCAAGGGTGGTGGTTGGGGTGGTGATTTCGGTTGTGCGGGTCATTACTTGGTTTTTAGTCCGTGGGCAGTTGAGGCGTTCACGGTCAGCACACGCTGTTAGTGACCCCAAAACAACCAATAGAATCAGGCTTTTTCGCATTAGAGAATGTTTTGAACAGTAATCGAAGGAACAAGGATTTGTGCTGTCGGCCCTGAAGCTCTTGAGGCAATTGTGAAAGTGTTCAGTCCTGCCGTTAACGCAATAACAAGCGAACGCGACTTGCCGATGACTGTAGCCCCAACACTGTCAAAGCCGTTTGCGTCTGCTGCAGCTGTTGTCGTTGCACCTGAAACAGCAAACGACATGACAGTGGTTGACCCGCCACTGTTTGAAAGACCCGGCGACATAAGCGTGACCAGCGCGCTTGTCCCTGTATAGACCGAGACGCTCGTTGCGGTGTTGACAAAACCACCAACGGCAGGGTTAAAAGTTGCGTTGGCTGCAGTCTTGGAAGCAAGGTCAACCCACACCGAGCCGTTGTAAATCATCAAAGAAGTTGAAGCCACAGTCGGCGCTGTCAAATAGCAGACCATGCCCTCCAGCGGGGTGGGCAGTGCCGTGTCTCTTGCAGCTTCGGTTGTGAAGGTCATTACTGCCTGCTGTTGCAGGGTGTTCATCTGCGTTGAAGTAAGTATTTGTCCAGCAGTGAATGTTTGTATTGCCATGGTTGTCTCCTTTAGAAACTTAGAAGGTTGGTTGTTGAGATGGTTCCAAAAATTGCATCGTCTAGAACAAAATAAACATTTGCGTCTGTTGATTCGAATGTGAAAGAGATGACATGATTGCCGGGTGTGATTGTATGGTTCACGCCTGAAACAATCAAGGTTTGACTGTCGCTTGAAGGTGTCCCAGTGACAAAGTTTTTCACTACTGTGCAGACGCTGGTGAGGTCAAGGCCCAGAACAATGTTTTGTTGGGCTGTGGTCATGCCTGACAATTGGCTTTGCAAACCGTTGAATCTCAAAATTGGGTTTTGGTATCGGCCCAAAAGGTAACTGCCTAGAGCTGCAACTTCTAGCGTGGCGCTGTTGAGAAGGTCTGTGAGGCTGTATGTCTGGGATTGGTATTGAGCAATGGAGGTGGCGTTGCTGGTTGTTTGGATTGCCCCAGCTGGTGACTGTGTGTTGATCACGTTATATAGCAATTCATCGCCGTATTGGTTCATGAGGCTGTTGAAAGGAAGACCTGTGCCGTCACCGTTGAATGTGGCTCCAGAAACAGGGTTCAAAACGCTTGCTCTACCTTTGAAAGTGAGGGTTCCGTTTGCACTCATATAGAGAAAGCCTTGTTCGGATGTGTTGATTTGTTGAAGGTAGTTCAGGCAGTTTGTGTCTTGGTCAATTTGGAAGGCCCCAAGGGTGGATGAACCAACGTCAATTGAGCGCGCGCCTTGGTAGGCAATTTCGGTGTAGTTCAGCACTGTGTCAATTCGCGCCCCAGTCTTCTCAACCGATGGGGTGACCACATTGATTTGCTGGTTTGACAGAACAGTAAAGTTGTCTGCACATTGCACTGTGGCTGTGTCGTTGAAGCCGAGGTCATAGTTAATGTCCCAGTCAGTTATCAGACCTGTAAAAATGGGGATGCCGTTGGCAAGTATTTGAACTGGCAAGCGCGGAACAATTCCTGTTTGGTTTGTTGGCGCGCCAATCCAGTACGGCGATGACTGGTTCAAAGGGTCAAATGTCCGGGTCTTATTCCAGAGGTTTATTTGCGCGGTTCCACAGTTGAATTCGTCAAGTTGCCGTGAACGTCCACGAGTGATGGAAACGGATTGCACAAATTCTGTTACATCCACAGGTCGGATTCCACTTAAAGTTCCACGGCCTGCCGTATCCAGTACCCCGTAGTAAGCGTCATTCAACTGGAAATTTTCCCCGTACCCGACAGTGGTTTGGAAACCAATAAGAACTTGAAGTTGTGGCTGACTCATACGGACACAAAAACCTGACCCGATAGTCGTTCCGCGCTCTTGATGGCTTCGATGATGTCGCGCCCAACTTGGGCAGGGTTAGAAACAAGTCCAGCATTGACTGTGATTTGGTAGGTCTTGGCTTGGTCAAGTGCTGTTTGACCTCTGGAGACATTGCCTCCAAAGAATGCGTTGCCTGCAGCTAATCCAAGGTTTGCAGCTGAAGAAGAAAGACCAGCGAGGGACTCGTTAAACGAAGCAATGTTCATTCCGTTTGCACCACCAATCAAGTCTTGAGTGACTTGGACCCCCGCGCTTGGTCCAAGGTTTATAAGTTGAGCAAGGCCGTCTTGGGAAAGTCCGAACCCGGTCAAATATTGAAGGTTGCTGGCGAACTGTTTTGCGTCTGCAATTTGCTTTTGAAACACCTGTGCATAGTTTGATGATGCGCGGGTCGTCTGGGCAGATGACACGTTTCGTTCAGCTTCGGCAACTTTGTTGAGCGCGTCTGCGTATTGTTCAGCGTCTTCTGTTGGGCTAAGTTTTGCCAGTTCTGCGTAGGCATCCTTGCGGGTTTTCAATGCGTCCGTGACATCTTTGTCTGCATCTGTTTGAGTCTTAAAGGCATCAGACAAGGAAACAAAACCGCGAATGGAATCAGCAGTGGTGTCCGCAAACCCTTGAAGTTGATCCTTAGCTGCTTGGAGGCTGGCCCCAACAGCATCAACAGCGGTGACTACTCGGTCCCGCAAAGTGTCCGCGTGGTCTTTGGCTGCTTTGCGCGCTTCTGCTTGTTTGTTCTTTAAGTCGTTAGTTCCCTTGGTGGTTTTCTTTAATGTCTCGTTGTACTTGTTTGACAGCAACTTGTCCATGTCGCGAAACTCGGCAGCTGTGTAAGTAACTGTTGACGCAACTGTGTCGGATTCTCCAGCAACAACATGAAGCAATTCACCAATTGATTTCAACCCTCTGATAAGTGAGCCGGCAGGAGTTACATACAAGAACAACTTGCCAATTGCGTCAACGTATTTGTTGGTTTCTCCAGTGGCTCTTTCGGTAGCAGAAGGAATGACTTTGTTAAGGATGGTGGCAAAGTCGTTTACTGCTGGGGAGAGTTGTGAACCAACCAGTTCATAAAGGTTGTCAACTGTGATGGAAAGTTGCGACATTCCACCAGCAGAAGATTTGGCAGCTGCATCTGATGCGCCTTTGAAACTGGTTGCCAACTGTCGTTGAATAGTCTCAAGGTCTTTGGACTTAACAGCATCCGCGTCAAGGGAAACACCAAGGCGAGTGAGTGCGCCAATATTGCCGTTTTGGGCTTTGGCTAAAGCAAGGGAAACAGTCTCCAAATCCTTGCCAGTGCCTGCAGAAATATCTAACGCAAGGTTGAGAAGTCCTTGGGCTTGGTCTAGGTCTTCAGTTGCCCTGACTAGATTCTGCAAACTTGGACGAAGTTTGTCGTCAGACACCGCCGAAGTGGATTCCATTTTTGCTATCTGCTTCTCCATCGAAGCAACCTGAAGGTCAGTTGCCCCTGTGGAGTTCTGGACTGCAATCTTTAATTGTTCAGCTGCTTTCTCATCGTCATTGAACGCTGTAACGGCTTTACCAAGTTGCTGGACCAATGCCCCAGCGGAGACAGCTGCACCCAACTGGGAGGTCACCAGACCCTTTAGAGAGAACTGTGCGCCCTTGACACCCTTGTCGTTGTAGGTGGTGACGATGGGAAGCGTTACTGCAGCCATTTGGTTATCTCATCTCTTTGTTCACGCGCAAGATTACATCCTGCACAATGCCATGAACGGTTGCTGTCAAATGAGGAAGGTGTTCTTCTCCACCGGGCCACATATACCGAGAAGGACCTTTGCGTCCTTTGCGCTCACCAGAGCGATGCGGGACATCTTCACTGTCAAGGTTGTCAATGAATGGGGAACTTCCACCGCGCGCACCAGCTGTGTCGTAAATAGCACCAGCAGGGTTGTTTTGAATAATGCTGAACATCGAATATGCACTGTTGCCCATACGCGCTTTGCGCTTTGGGCCACCAAGTTTGAAACGTATTCCCCGAAGAATGAGTTGTTTGTTCCAAGCAGTTGCACCGCCACGGCCCTTAACAAGTTCGCCTTTGGTGATGCGGGAATCCCCGCCAGATGAGTTGAACGGGGTGATGTCAGAGTCAATGAACT